GGCTCCGTAAATAGTGAGCGAGGAAGTCATCTGCTATCTGGATGATGACAACCTTTATGACCCGCAACACATAGAAAAGAACGTAGGTTTTTTAGAGGAAGAGGGGCTAGATTGGTGTTATTCCCTACGCAGGATCATTGACCAAAAAGGTTACTATGTGTGCGATGATTTAACCGAGAGTCTTGGGATTTACAACAACTGCCACGCGACAAGACTTGTGGATAACTCATGTTTTATAGTCAAAACCAAGGTCGCGCAGAGGCATGGCCACGGCTGGATGCAACCGATTATTTCGGATCGCGGGTTTTTATTGGAGCTGATGACAAACGGACTGAAGTGCGGTGGGCTGGGGGAGACAACCGTCAGCTATCGAATAAGTGAAGATGGTTCAAACCCAGACGGTGCGAAATACTTTTTACATTGGAACGAAGTGCAGAAAAATAAATATCAGGGGTCATACCCTTGGATGAAGAGGACGGTGTTTCAGACATGACTGAATTTGATATCTTTTGGAAAGCCTACCCAAAGAAAAAGAGCAAACTTCAGGCGCTCCGCACATGGGAGAAGCTGGCAAGGATCAGACCGCCGATCCAAGAGCTTTTAGCCGCGATAACCCGGGCGCGGAAGTCCGATCACTGGATCAAGGCCGGTGGCCAATTTATTCCGTATCCGAGCACATGGCTCAATGATGGGGGTTGGATGGATGTGGACGAGGTCGATATGCCTGAAATTGTTAACTCAAAGCCGTGGCATGAGAGCTGGCCCGGGATACAGGCCAAGGGCGCGGAGCTGGGGATATTTGAGTTTAATTTCTCTGGCCCGCAGGAATTTAGAGCTGCGGTGCTCAAGGCCGCTAAAGAGGGTTTGAAGGCTGCATGACCTGTGAGTTACCTAATTGCGTCCCTACCTCCAATTAAATGTTTCGTTAAGCGTGAGTTTCTGTATAACTTTGAGAAGGGTCACGGTGAATTAGAGCCAGCCGTCTGGGTGTCTCTGAAAGCTCTGCGAGGTCAGGTTTTTAGGATCGAGAGTCTATTGCCAAACTACGGCGCTCTGTACGACAAATTACCCATCCACGCCTACGTCTGGAAAGAGAGCGCAAGTGACCTAGCGATAGACACCTTGCAGCTTTGGGACTGTTTGAGTTACCAGTTTACGATCCACGAAAAAACGGTTTTAAGGAACCTTGGGGTTAAGTTTTTGGGCAAGGATAAGGTCTGGCATTTTGGGACTTATATGTTCACCGTTGACTTCTGCGCGGACGGCATGGATCTAGATACCACCTTTTCTGAACAGGCCGAGGAACATAAGAGCTTTAACTGGATAAAGCTAGACGGGGGTCAGTATGCCTGTCAGCCGAATAACAGGTGTCTCTGGTACGACCAGAGCCTAATTCCAGCTAACGTCAAGTTTCCAGACTTCCAAGCTGCCAAGAACTTGTGGTCGGTTGATGGGACACGGAAGTGGACGGCTGGCAAGGATTGGTTTTACACGATAGATGAACAATAAGCTCACCGCCGCCCAGAGAAAGCACCTCGCCGCCGTTAAGTCTTTGGGATGCGGGGTCTGCGGAGCTACTGGCCCGTCAGACGCCCACCACATCGAGCAGGGGCTCCAATTTACCTGTATCCCTCTGTGTAAAGACTGCCATCAGGGGTCGTTTAACGGTATCCACGGCCAGAAAAGGATATGGAACGCAATGAAAAAGACGGAAATGACGGTACTGAATGACACCATCGAAAAGCTCTTACGATAGGCTGACGCTCCCGTGGCCACCAAAAGAACTCAGCCTGAACTACTCCGGGCATTGGGCTCCAAAGGCTGCGGCGGTCAAAAAATACAGGTTTGCGGTCAAGATTTTAGCGTTGCAGGCCAAGTGGCAGATACCAGAAGGAAAAGTCTATCTGGAGGTAGAGTTCTACCCCCCGGACAAACGGAAGCGAGATAAGGACAATATGCAGGGAGCCTTTAAGGCCGGGCAGGACGGTCTTGCGGACGCTTGGGGAATCAACGACAACTTTATCGATTGCACCTACAAAATAAGTGAGCAAAAGCTGGGAATGATCAAGGTAAGATTGCTTGGGGGCGGCACGAAATGAATGCAAGTGAGATTCAGGTTGTGGTACACCCGCCCCCACAAGAAACCGTTTATAATAAGGCGATGGAACGCAAACCGCTTACACGCCGACCTTATCTCTCAAGGGATATTCTGAGGGTATTGAAAAGATTTCCAAACCTGACGCGCAGGGAAATAGCAGTTAAAGTCCATGCGAAGAATCACTCCGTGAAAGCAGTTTTATTCAAGCTGGTAGCTGCGGGCAAAATTGAGTGCGCCAAGGGCAAGAGCACGACCGCAAAAACAGGCCCACGGGTACTCAACGTCTATTGCCTGAATCGCCAACCAGAGGCAGAATTACATCATGGGTGACATGGAAGCATTCGCGCAGACGTTGCTACATTCAGCGACTTGCGCTCATATTCAGCATTGGCAGACCAAGAGTTATGCCCAGCACAAGGCTTTGCAGAAGTATTACGAGGCCATGCCCGGGCTGGTCGATGACTTGGTCGAGACCTACATGGGCAAAAACGGCATGGTGGGGAACTTTGAGCCCGAGTTTGAGATAGAAAAAGACCCCCTGAAGTACATGAAAGCCATGCAGGATTACGTTGAGGAGACCCGGACTGACCTCCCTCAAGACTCAGAGATCCAGAACCTAGTCGATACCATCATGGATCTGATCAACGCCACGATTTACAAGCTAGAGAACCTTAAATAAGGAGTTTGTCATGTCAAAAATCAAGTTTGAAATCCCCAAGCATTGCAACGAAAAAGGTGGCCGTAGCGAGCCCAAGAAAAACTCCGTGAGTCAGGCCGGCAAGAATAAGCCGATGGGCGAAAAGATGACCATGAAAGGTCGTGATACCAAAATGGGTACAAATAACTATGGCGAGATTTACCAGAAGTGAACTGCGAGACCTGTAAATTTTTTCAGGCGTCAGGCAAGTTTGGTATGTGCCAGCGTTACCCCGAGTACGTTATGAAGCAGGCCGGTATGTGGTGCGGCGAGTATCAAAAGAAAGAAGCAGTTGTGGACATAGAACCTAAAAGACGAGGGAGACCACCGAGTGATAAAACCGTTGCGTGACCGGATCGTTGTAAAACCTTTTGAGCGCCAAAAGAGTGCGGTGCTAGAAGTAATCATGCGGGAAAACCCGAATATGGGTGAGGTGGTTGCGGTAGGGCCGGGAGAATACGACAAGAAAGGTCGGCTGGTTCCCAACCCCGCGAAGGTCGGTGACAAGATCCGCTACGGGACAACAGGCGAGTATCTGACGTTTGAGCAGTACGAGGAAAACGGCGAGAATTACCTGATAATGAGCTGGAAGGACGTTTGCTGGGTGGACGAAAATGGCAAAAACTACCAATAAACCCATTCCTAAGACGACTGTCGGCAAGGGAAAGAACTACAAACCTACCGAACATGGTGCGGGAATGACCGCAAAAGGAAGGGCCGAATACAATGCAAAAAATAATTCAAACCTTAAAGCTCCAGCTCCAAACCCTAAAACAAAAGCTGACGCAGCTCGCAAAAAAAGTTTTTGCGCGAGGATGAGCGGTATGCCCGGGCCGATGAAGGACGAAAAAGGTCGCCCGACTAGGAAAGCAGCATCTCTTAAAAACTGGAATTGCTAACGAAAGGAAATAATCATGGCAAATTCAATCTCCACCGGCGTTGCTTACGCCGACCCAGCAGTTACTTTAGTTCAGTATCAGGCTTACACCGTGGCTACGGTTCCATCGGCTGCGACTGCTGGCCAAATGATTTATGTATCCAACGGTGCGGCTGGTAGCCCAGTTATGGCATTTTCTAACGGTACTAATTGGCTACGAGTCGATACGCTGGCAGCCATTTCATAAGGAAGTTATGGATGGATGAGCAAGCTATACAAGCACGAATTGCGGAACTTAATCAACAACGCGCAATCGCCGTGGCAAACATTCAAGCTCTGGATGGCGCGATTGCTGACTGTCATTGGTGGCTCGCAAGAATCCAAGCAGACACCGTCAAAATCAACGAAGGGAACGAATGATGGCTACCGGACTTTACGCAAACATCCATCGAAAAAGGGAACGGATCAAGGCCCAGAAGGCGGCAGGCAAGACCCCAGAGAAGATGCGAACCCCCGGGTCAAAGGGAGCGCCGACCGCAAAGGCGTTCAAAGAGTCAGCCAAAACGGCAAAGAAAAGGTAAAAATGCTCAAGAAATCTACGTCCGAGAAGGCATTTAAGTCCAACATCAAGACCGAAATGAAGTCTGGCAAGCCTCAGAAGCAGGCCGTTGCGATTGCATACGCAGTTAAGCGCGAAGCCAAAAAGGGTAGCAAAGGCAAGAAATAATGCCGACTCTTGCGGATCTTTTTAGTCTAGATCCAAACGTAGAGCGGCTCGGTTTAGTACCTCGATTGCGGGGCAGTCTAGCGTCAGACTACGGTCTTGGCCGTGAAATGCAAAACTCCGTCATGTTTGAGGGCAAGAAGGGGTTTATGCCGGACGTCATAGCCCCAAAGATCCTGTATGACTTTATCCGAGCCGTGAAGGCTCCGGGCCGAGCTGCGCGGGGTGAGGCGTTGGACGAAGAAGAGGCGCTGAACACGGCGCTCAATATGTTTGGCGGTGGGCTGGCCACAAGCGGTGGGACGCCGTTAGGGTCGCTTGGGATGGGCGCCCGGGTAGGTGGGAAAACCATCCGCGAGCTTTTATACGGCGATAAACCAAACCTTACGCCTGCGGAAAAGTCAGCCATCACTCGATTTGAGAAAGAAATCCAAAATCCGACCGCTTTTGAGCGAGAGGTGATGCGGGCTACAGGCAAAACTCAAATCCAGCCAACGCCCAACATGGTAATGATTAACGAAATAGGCAAGCATCCATCCTATTTGGTGGACAAGATCATTGTGCCGGTTTCAAGTGACTTATCAAGTTCTGGGGGAGCGGTTAGCCAGATAGCTGGGGTTCCACTAAATAAAAACGTAGTGCGGCAGGGTGGATTCCACTATATGTTGCAAAAACCTAACATCGAGGAGCAAGTAGCTTTTGCATCAGAGCCCAGCGCCGCATCAAGCAAACTTGCGAATCTGAATCTGTACGGGGACAAGGACGTTATTGGCGTAAGCCTTGGAATGTCGCCATCAGGCACAAACTTTAGCCACCATGTGGCTCAGGGCATGGTTAGACAATTAGGAACATTAAAACCACGGCCAGAAGCAATTCAAAAATTGAACGTTGAAATACAGAATTACCCTGTTATAAATCAAGAAACTAAAAAGGTAACATATCCGTTCAGAGACTTTGCTGGCGTTGACTCTCCGAACATTGAGGAACAAATGAAAGGCAATGGTGAGTTGCGGAAAGCCATTGTTGAGGTAATGGGTAAGGCTGAATACCGAAAGGAAGGATTCCCGAGGTACGAAGATACGTTGGCGGCCATGAATAACCCAGAATTTAGACAGGGAGAAGCCGGTCGAGCCATGTTCTCTGCTATACCGGGGCGCGGTTTGGTTGACCCATCATTTCAGCACGAATCGTATTCCAAAGGGATTCCGGGAATCTACCAAGGTGGACTACTAAACTCTCAAGGTCAAGTGGTTGGAGCGCCAGTTCAATTGCTGATGCCTAAAACTTACGAGCGAATGACTAAGGCTGGCAAGACACCGCATGGAATTGCGAGATCAATGCAAGTAGCTCACCACGGGGAAAAGTTTACTGAGGAAGCTCTTGACCCTCTGATGACGTTTTTAGGGTATTAATAAGCCTTACCCGAAACTGGCGCTCATGCTCTAGCCGACTGATGACATCTTCTAAAAATATTACCCGTTGCGACTCAGTCAAGCCCAGATACGCTTTACCCCATTGAACATAACCAGATACAGAATCGACACCACAATAAGCCATAATTTTTTTAGCCATCGTTATTCTCCTGATAGAAGAAACAGGTTACTACGAAAAGGTTGCAGACTCAAGACAAACAGTTCACAATTCCACGCTACATGAGGAATTTATAGATTGAGCTAATCGATATGGGCGCACCGATAGGAAATACCAATGGAGCAAAGGGCAAGATGTTCTATGACGCCCTGCGGAAAGCTCTAGTCCAAAACCCTACAAGACTGCCTCGGATAGTAGAGCAGCTCTTGGCGCAGGCTGAAGCTGGAGAGCCTTGGGCGGTGAAGGAAGTGATAGACCGCTTAGACGGGAAGGCCATCCAGATCAACCAGATGGAAAACGCTGACGGGTCGCCGATCCTGAATGCGATACAGGTCACGTTTGTGAAGCCTGAAGTCATAGATGTCTGAAGTAGAGGATCGTGAGCTACTAGCTCAGGCGGTTGCCAAAGCTGAGTTCCCGGTAAAACTTGCGTGTCTCTTTGAGCCCAAGCGGTACAAGGTTCTCTATGGCGGTCGAGGCGGGGCAAAGTCTTGGGGGGTGGCCAGAGCTTTACTGATCAAAGGAGCTAAAGACTCGCTGAGACTGCTTTGCGCCCGGGAGTTTCAGGTGTCAATTAAGGACTCAGTTCATAAGCTCTTGGCCGACCAGATCGAGCAGCTAGGACTTACGGAGTTCTATGAGATAACCAACAATTCGATTAGGGGCCGCAACGGGACAGAATTTGCCTTTGTGGGGCTGAAGAACAACATCATGTCGATTAAGTCATTCGAAGGCGTGGACATCTGTTGGTGCGAAGAGGCCCAGACTATATCCAAGACAAGCTGGAACGTCCTGATCCCAACGATCCGTAAGGACAACAGCGAGATATGGGTGACCTTTAACCCGGAGCTAGAGACCGATGACACCTACCAGCGGTTTGTGATCAGCCCGCCTAATAACGCATTTGTGCAGAAGATTACATGGCGGGATAACCCGTGGTTCCCTCAAACCCTGCGGGAAGAAAAAGAGAACCTTGAGGTCAGGGATCACGATGCCTACCTCAATATCTGGGAAGGTTTGTGCCGCAGGACGGTCGATGGGGCGGTCTTTGCCCAAGAGCTGACGATGGCCGAGATGGACGGACGGATCACCAAAGTCCCGTATGACGCCGTAAAGCCTGTCCACGCCGTCTTTGATCTTGGCTGGGCAGATAACACCGCGATATGGTTCGTTCAGTTTGTAGGGTTTGAGATCCGGTTGATCCGCTACATGGAGGACAACCAAAAGACCATGAGCTACTACTTGGCCCAGATGCAGTCATTGGGTTATGTGTACGACACCATCTGGCTACCCCATGACGCCGAGAACACGACCCTAGCGGCGGCTGGCCGGTCGATTGCGGACATCGTCAGGCAGGCCAACTACAAGGTTCAGGTAATTCCGAGAGTCCCCGTAGCCGACTCGATCAATGCGGCTCGGACTATGTTTTCCAAGTGTTTTTTTGATAAGGAAAACTGCTATCAGGGGCTACAATGCTTGAGACACTATCGGTATGATGTAGATCCAGATACCAAGCAGTTCTCTAAATCGCCCCTGCACGACCTTTATTCGCATGGTGCGGATGCGTTTAGGTACATTGGTTTGGTGGTGAACGAACCCCGGAAGTCTGGGCCAAAGAAGCCGGTCTACCAGATCCCGGGATCATGGATGGGCTAAAACATGGCAAAAGTAGACGTACCCAGCGCAATCCCAGCAGACTCGCGGATTCAGGAGGCAATCGACTTCCTGAAGTTTTCTAACGAGGCCGACACCGAGAACAGGCAACAGGGTCTTGATGACCTACGATTCTCAGCCGGTAACCAATGGCCAATCGAGGTTCAGAACTCCCGCCACCTTGAGGCTAGGCCGTGTCTGACGATCAATAAGCTGGACGCCTATGTCAGGCAGATTGTCAACGGAATGAGACAGTCTAGACCCCGGATGCGGGCGCATTCCATGAACTCCGAGGCTAACGCGAAGGTTGCGGACATCCTGACGGGGATCTTTAAGCACATCGAGGTTAATTCCGATGCGGATACAGCCTATGACACCGCCGGCGAATATGCGGTCAGGATCGGCTGGGGCTACTGGCGGGTTGTAACCGACTATGTGCGGGACGACAGCTTTGATCAGGAAATCTACCTAAGACCCATTGATAACCCGTTTTCGGTCTACTTTGACCCCAACTCAGTCCAGCCGGACGGATCAGACGCCGAGAAGGTCTTGATCACCCAGCTTATGAGCAAGGCCGACTTTGAGAAGCAGTACCCCGATGCAGACTCGGGTGGCGACTTTAACCAGCGCGGGACGGGCGACTTTGACCCAGATTGGGTGCAAAAGGAGGACATTCGTATAGCTGAATACTTCTACGTTGAGCGCAAAAAGACCAAGTTACTACTGCTATCCGATGGGACAAAGGTCTACAAGGACGAGGCGCCGAGCCCGGAAATCATGGCTGCGGCAGACATCATGGTTGTGGGTGAACGTGAAACCATGCGCCGGGAAATCAAGTGGTGCAAGCTCACAGGTCTTGAGATCCTAGAGGAACGGACTTGGGCTGGACGCTACATCCCGGTCGTCCCGGTCTATGGCCAGATGCTGACCGTTGAGGATAAGCGCAAGAAGTATGGGTTGGTGCGAAACGCCAAGGACGCCCAGCGGATGTATAACTACTGGCAGACCAGCCTGACCGAGAGTATAGCCTTGGCTCCAAAGGCCAAGTGGCTGATGGCTGAAGGTCAGGACGAAGGGCATGAAAATGAGTGGGCGCAGGCCAACATCAAGTCGATGCCAGTTCTGCGCTACAAGCAGACGGACATTAATGGTAAGGAGGCTCCCTCGCCTCAACGACTACAACCGGAGCCGCCGCCAGCCGGGGTTATTTCTGCGGCGATGGCAATCGATAAGGACTTACAGTCGGTCGTAGGCATTTACGACCCCTCTCAGCTCCCGCAAGGAAATATGTCTGGGAAGGCTATTCGCGGTCAGCAGATGCAAGTCGATATGACCAACTTCCATTTCTTTGACAACCTGACCCGATCCATGAAGCACACCGGACGGATCATTTTGGATCTGATTCCGAAGATTTATGACCGCGAGCGGGTCATGCGGATTATTGGCTACGATGGCAAGCCAGAAATGGTAACAATTAACCAGCGAGTCCCTGATGAGATGGGCGTTGAGAAGATTTTGAATGATGTGACTGTCGGTGAGTATGACGTCTACATGGACACCGGCCCGGGCTATCAGTCTAAGCGTCAGGAGGCTGTCGAGGCCATGATGCCGATGATTGCCACCAATCAGGAACTCTTTAATCTTGCAGGCGACCTAGTCTTTAGGAACATGGACTTCCCCGGAGCGGAGGTGATTGCAGACCGTCTAGCTGCGGTCAACCCCCTGTCTCAGATTGACGAGAAGAGCGACATCCCGCCAGAGGTTCAGATGAAGCTCATGCAGGCCGAGAAGCAGATTGCGGATATGCAACAGATGATTGCCGCGATGCAGCTAGAGAAGCAGTACCGTGGGGACGTTGAGGCCATCCGTCAGGAAGGCGAGACCAAGCGCAAGCTCATGGATGTGACCTCTAGGGCGTACAACACCGACACGATCAACGAGGCCAAGGTCAACCAGCAGATCCTTGCGACCAAGACCTCGCAGGACAAGACCGAGCTGGATGCCATCACCAAGATGCTTCTAAAACGCATGGACACCAGCCAGCTCCAGCAGGCCATCAGGGAGAAAGACATGGAGCAGGCTCAGATTGCGAGCTTTGCCGAGCGGGAGGTGAATCAGACCGAAAACCCGTTTATCCAACAGCAGAAACAAATTGCCGGATTGGGATAATTGACACCTATCAAGAAACAGTTTTTAATAGATACAACCTACCGATGGGTTCATCGGGTTTATTCTTGGAGTGATCCATGTCCGAAGTAGCGCAAGAAGTAGCGCAGGAGCCAGCCCGGAAACAGGCGGCGATGGTAGTAACGAGTGAGAATTTAGCCGAGTTTTCGTTAAAGAAAATAGGTTTAGCGCCCAACGGAACTCCTATTGAGGCCGCAGAAGCGGAGCCAGTAGTCGAGCAAGAGGCGAGTGAGCCGACTAACGAAAGTGAGGCTGCGACAGGTGAGAAGAAGCAAAACCCGAAGCTAGAAAAGCGGTTTTCGGAACTGACTAAGCAGCGTGAACTGGCCCGCCAAGAAGCGGATCGGGAGCGTCAAGCGCGGTTAGAGCTGGAGAATCGGCTAAAAGAAATGGAGTCCAAGGTCTCTCCTCAAAAGGAACCTAGCGACCCTGATCCCAAACCCGATCCAAGCCAGTTCAATGACGCCTTGGAGTACGCTGAAGCTCTGGCCGAATGGACGACTGACAAGAAGTTAAGAGAACGTGAGCAGGCAGAAATGGCTCGCAGGGCTCAGGAGGAACAGGCTAGGAAGTATTCCGAGTTCCAAAAGAGAATGGAATCTGCGAAGTCAAAGCTGCCGGATTTTGAGGCAACGATTGCCTCTGGTGGGGACATTCCTGTGAGTGCGCCTGTCAGCGAAGCAATCATTGAGAGTGACTACGGGCCACAGATCCTGTACTACCTCGCCGACAATCCAGAGTTCACTAAAGGACTTCAAGACAGGTCGTTGACCGCACAAATTAGAGCTATTGGGCGACTTGAGGCCAAGTTTGAAGAAGCCCCTCAAGACAGCAAGAAGGAACCTGTGGCGAAAAAATCGAATGCTCCGGCTCCGATTTCGCCTATCAAGGCAAGCAGTTCTACGGTGGACGTAGGTCTAAATGCTGATCGTCAATGGCATGGGACTTACCAACAATGGAGAGCGGCTCGCCTTGCGGGAAAGATCAAGTAGGGGCAAATTGAAACCTTTTTTGGAGTTATAAAAAATGGCAAATAATTTGCTAACCATCTCCATGATCACCAACGAGGCGTTGATGGTCTTGGAAAACGAACTTACGTTCACGGCCCGCGTTGACCGTTCTTATGACGATCAGTTTGCGGTTACTGGCGCTAAGATTGGTAACACCGTAAACGTCCGGCGTCCCGGTCGTTTTATTGGTACTACCGGCCCTGCGCTCAACGTAGAGGACTTTAACGAGACTTCCGTCCCGGTGACCCTCTCAACCCAGTTCCACGTTGACACCCAGTTCACTACTCAGGATCTGGCCCTGTCGTTGGATATGTTCTCTGACCGCGTTCTGAAGCCTGCTATCGCCGCCATCGCTAACAAGATGGACTTTGATGGCACGAACATGGCCGTAGACAGCACCGCGAACACCGTTGGAACCGCTGGTGTAGTCCCCTCTGACATTGCTACGTTCCTGACCGCACAGGCTTTTTTGGACGGTGAGGGCGCACCCCGCGATGGCAAGCGTTCCTGCGTGGTTGATCCGTTTACCGGCGCATCCATCGTTGGTTCGTTGAAAGGGCTCTTTAACCCGCAAGGCACGATTTCTGGCCAGTACGAGAAGGGCTTGATGGGTAAGGACACCATCGGCATGAACTGGTACATGGATCAGAACGTGGTATCACATACCTACGGTTCTTACGCAACTGCAACAATGTCTACCAACACAGCTACCTTTACCGGCTCGCTGACAACTGGTTGGGCTCAGACCAGCACGATTACGATTTCTGCCGCTACCGCCAACGCAGTCCTGAAGGCTGGCGACACGATCCAAATCGCTAACGTGTTTGCCGTGAACCCCCAGAACCGTCAGCCCTACGGCGGTAACGTGTTGCGGTCGTTTAACGTGCAGTCCAATGTAACTATCACCTCTGGTAGTTCCGCTTCCGTGGTTGTGTCACCCGCAATCATCACCGGCGGTCAGTTCCAGAACGTGTCCGTTGCCTCAACCAGCGCAAGCGCCGTTGTCACGCCATTTAACAAGACCGGCGCAGTCAGCCCGCAGAATCTGGTGTTCCACAAGAACGCCTTTACTCTGGCTACCGCTGATCTGGAACTGCCCGATGGTGTTCATTTCGCTGGCCGCGCCTCAGACAAGCAGCTTGGTCTGTCGATTCGCGTTGTTCGTCAATACACGATCAACAACGACTCGATCCCGACCCGTCTGGATGTCCTGTATGGCTGGGCTCCCCTTTATCCTGAGCTGGCTTGCCGAGTGGCAGCCTAATTAACTGAGAAAGGAACTTAGAAATGAGCAATCCCGGCCCAGCAAGTACCCAAACCACTAACTACCTGTTTAACGGTAACGCCTCTGACGGTGTTGCCCTTGGCGTGGCGGGTGGTGAGGTTGGTTTTTATGGCGAGACCCCAGTAGTCCAAGCAGCCGCAATCACCACGATTGCAGATGCCGCTACTGGTACTCAAATCGCCACAGCAGTAAACGCCATCATCACGGCGCTTAAAGACATCGGCATTACTGCCTAAGATGTTTTGATGACCGAGAAAGCCGCCCCCAAAAGGGGTGGCTTTTTCTTTATCGGAGACTAGATGAAACACATAATGATTGCGCTCCCAACGTACACGGGGGTCGTACATATAGGGACTGTCCACAGTCTTATTGATGACCTGATCCAACTGGTTCTACGGGGGGATAGGTTTACCCTAGTAGATGACGTAGGCAACTCGGCCATAGCTGACTGTCGCGGGGTCATCGCGTCTAATTTCTACAAATCTGACTGCGATATGCTGGTTTTTGTAGACAATGACGTCTGCTGGGAACGTGGTGCTTTACTCAAACTTATCGACCACCCGGTTGACCTAGTAGCTGGAATCTACCCCCATCGAGTAGACCCCCTGATGTGGACAGTCCGCTGGGATCAAAACAAGAAAGAGCTATGGGCCGACCCCGAGACCAGACTCTTGGAGGTCGAGTGCATTCCAACGGGATTTATGAAGATTTCTCGGAACTGTATCGCCAAGATGATCGAGGCACACCCGGATACTTGGGTGCATGAAAAGGCCGAGGGCGGTGAGTTTTGGCCACTATTTGAGCCCCACTTAGATGTCGAAAAAAAGCATCGTTACGGGGAAGATTATTCGTTTTGCATAAAGTGGAGAGAACTAGGCGAAAAGGTCTGGATCGATCCTGAAATCGGTATGGGTCATGCGGGACTAAAAGTTTTTCAAGGACATATTGGAAATTGGCTCAAAAGTAGGATAATTTCACAATCAACAACTGAGGTAAAAACATGAATCAACTCAAGGTTTTAAGCCCAACTTACGCGCTCGCCCTAACTACGTCACCGTCCGCAGCTCTAAATATCGTTCCGAACACCCCGACCAGAGCTTTTCGGGTAGCTTTTTTGAATACTGGAGCTGGTACTGCCGCAATAACCTTTGGCACTACCAGTAGCAACATGGATACGCCTGCGATTGCTTCAACAGGTAACGGCGGGTCGTTTGTCTTGGCTCCAAATATGTTTTTACCGATCATTTTGGACTGCCCAGCCCCTGACTTTTACTTAAAAGCTATTTCGTCTGCTACCAATACGCTTTATGTGACGTTAGTGGCCACCGAATAAGGGGTTTTTCATGGCAAACGATACTGCCAAGACGCAAACAGTAAACTTTCTCCCCGTTCAGGCGACTTTTGAACCCCTACCGCCCTACGACATTATTACGTTCATTGGGCCTGCTGGAGAGCCGTTTTATGCCCCTGTAAGCCCTGTCTTAGACGGGGTGAGCATCACCAACAGCACAATCAATAGCACCACTATCGGGGCCACAACCCCGTCCACGGCGGCTTTTACGACCGCCTCGATGTCAAACCAGCCCGCAAGCGATACTGACCTCTGCAATAAGCTATACGTTGACACCGTTGCCCTTGGGATTGCTTGGAAGCAGCCCGTATTAACAGCAACATCAGGACCGATTACTCTGTCAGGAGCCCAAACCGTTGACACCGTCCCGGTCGTTGCGGGTGACCGAGTTTTAGTGAAAGACCAATCATTAGCTTACGAAAACGGTATCTATATCGTTGGGACGCCTTGGACACGCTCGCCAGACGCTAATTCTTGGAATGAGCTGATTTCTGCGATGGTGTTTGTAGAGGAAGGCGGTCAAGCTGGATCTGCTTGGTATTGCTCTGCACAACAGGGTGGGACGCTTGGGGTGACTGCAAACTACTGGTCAAATTTCTCCCTGACAGGCGTTTACAGCGCAGGAACCGGACTGACGTTAGTAGCAAACACGTTCAGTATTACAAACACCGGGGTCTCAGCGGCTACCTACGGGTCTGCGTCAACCGTTCCGGCTATTGTAGTCAACGCTCAAGGTCAGATTACTAGCGCAACTGACACCTCGATTGCGATTGCGGCCTCTGCAATCACCTCTGGGACTATCGATACCGCCCGTATATCAGGGTCATATACAGGGATTACAGCGGTTGGAACCCTGTCGGGTCTGACGGTTAGCGCAACGATTTCTGGGTCAATTTCCGGTAACGCGGCGACCGCAACAACTGCGACCACGGCCACAAGCGCAACAACCGCAACTAACCTTGCGGGCGGGGCAACAGGGAGCCTCCCGTATCAGAGCGGAGCTGGAGCTACTACATTTGTAGGGATTGGCTCTACGGGTCAGGTTTTAACCGTTGCGGGCGGGGTTCCATCTTGGGCTACACCAAGTGCGGGAACGGTTACAAGCGTTAGCGGAACGGGCACAGTCTCAGGCATTTCCTTGTCGGGAACGGTTACCAGCTCTGGAAACCTGACTCTAGGTGGAACGCTAGATTTATCCTCCCCGCCAACTATTGGAAACACGGTCGCAAATACTATTTCTGGCACGACCATTACGGCAACAACCAAGTTTGTTGGCCCGTACTTTGACGCTGCGTCATCGGCTGGTGGTGCGTTGCGAAACGCCTCCGGGGTTGCTCAACTTCAATGGGGCGCTGGTGGGGGTAGTAACGTAAGCCTAGATGTCTCTACTAATTTGAACGGGACTAACGCCCAGATTGACATCAGTCCTACGGGAACGGGTCACGTTCATATCAAGCCCGCCGGTGCTGGATCGATAGAAATTGCGCCAACAAGTTTGGGAACGATCAATAACATGAGTATTGGTCAGACCACGGCAGCGGCTGGGTCGTTTACCAATCTTGGGGTAAGTGGCACGATTTCCCTTGCGGGATCGACAGGAATTTCGGGCTATGTCCTGACTTCCAACGGCGCGTCAGCCCCGACTTGGCAAGCAAACGCTAACGGCATCACGATTGCGGACGATACATCGACCAACGCAACCCGCTATCTGACGTTTGTAAGTGCGACCTCTGGCACGGTTACGACCGAAAACGTATCGTCTACCAAACTGCAATTTAATCCCTCAAACGGGTTATTCGTTCTTGGTGGAACGTCAGCCATCCAGATTCAAACTGGAACGACCGCTGAGAGACCAACAGCAGCTACGGGGATGTTGCGGTTTAACACCACATCATCGACATTTGAGGGCTATAACGGATCAGCTTGGGGTGCGATTGGTGGCGGTAGCAACATCACAACCTACGGACTGTGGGAGAACGCCAACGCAATTAGTGCGAACTACACCATCGGCACAAACAATAATGGTCTGTCGGCTGGCCCGGTCACCGTAAATTCTGGTGTAACCGTAACAGTACCGAGCGGTTCAGTATGGACTGTGGTCTAGGAGAAAAACATGGCAGTCGTTATTAACGGAACAACGGGAATCTCAGGCGTAGACGGGTCTGCATCTACTCCAGCAGTTCAAGGAACAGATACTAATACGGGCGTTTTCTTTGGTGCGGATACTGTTACCGTTGCCACAGGCGGCACAGCCGCAGTCACCGTAGATTCTGGTCAACGCACCAAGTTCCCAACCACTATTGGTGTAGGTAATGCTACGCCATCTGCTTCTGGTGCTGGTATTACTTTTCCTGCTTCTCAATCCGCATCATCGGACGCAAACACGCTGGATGATTATGAGGAAGGGACTTGGACACCGACATTTTTTGGTTCCTCAAGTGCGGGAACAACTACATACAATAGTCGAAGAGGTAATTATACTAAAGTAGGTAGATTAGTTACAGTAAATGCTGATATGTCAATATCTTCTGCCACAGGAACCGGACAAGTAAACATAGGTGGTTTTCCTTTTACTTCTGCCACCGGCACTCAAGGGCGGTGCGTTCCGATGCTTAATAATGTTAATTGGACCGGTGGTACTTATTTAATTATTTTTATATTTGAATCAAACACAGTATGTGAAGTTTTTTATAGTGGAGATGATATAGCATGGGCAAATCAAAATATGACTAATGAATCTATGGATTGGGTTTTTTCAATGACTTATGTTGCTGCTTAACTTACCTACACCGGACTAAATAACCATGTCACAGATAAAACTCGCCCCCAACGCAAGCGGCACGGGCATCTTCACGATTGACAGCCCAAATAGCAACACGAACAGAACGCTGTCTTTGCCTGACAATGCAGGAACAATTATTACTACTGGGTCTAGCGGTCAGTCTATTCCCAAGGCGGCGTTGCCTACGGGGTCGGTGTTGCAGGTGGTTCAAGGAACGCAAACTACAGGAACAAGCACAACATCGACAAGTTATGTTGATACAAGTCTTTCTGCAACAATTACTCCAACAAGTTCATCAAGCAAGATACTTATAATAATGTATGGAGGAACAACAGATAGGATAGCCACAGCAAATGAAGCCGCTAGATTTCAAATCATTCGTGGCGCAAGCACCTTTGTTCAAGGCGGTGGTAATTGGTATTTCAGCGCAACTGCTACCGATTTTGCGGCTCCAATAGGAGGAATGTCTTACTTAGATAGCCCCGCAACAACTTCTGCAACCACATATAAAGTTCAATTACAAAGCAGACTTGGTGGAGCGGCTAGTTTTAATACTAATTCCGGCGGTGGAAGCATAGCATCACTTATTCTTATGGAGATTGCGGCATGATTACCAAAGCAGATGCTCTCATGTCTCTACGCCTTGGTGCTGAGTGGGTTTTGCGTGGTGATGAACTTGAATGGCTCGACCAAAATCAAACTCAACCTACTGAAGCAGAAATACAGGCTGAGATTGCAAGACTTGAGGCCGATTACGCCGCTAAAGAATATCAACGCCAACGAGCCAAAGAATACCCATCCATCGTTGACCAACTCGACCTGCTCTACCACGGCGGCATGGACGCATGGAAGTCTGCTATTCAGGCCGTAAAAGATAGGTATCCCAAGCCATGAGCACACTAAAAGTCAGTAACATACAAAACGGCTCCGCTACCAATGTAGCGATGGTGCTAGATACTGCTGGCACAGTTAAAGCCTATTCCACCATCAGCGTAGGTAATGTAACCCCATCAGCAAGTGGTGCAGGCATCACATTCCCTGCTACGGCCTCTGCCTCAAGCGATGCTAATACCTTGGATGATTATGAGGAAGGAACTTTTGATGTAACACTTACTCCGGCAAGCGGTTCAATTACATTAAATTCAGGCTTAAATTCGTTAGCGTATACAAGAGTTGGAAGGTTAGTCACCTGCACCGGAAACATTGTAGTTTCTTCTGTATCAACTCCAACAGGGTCAATTACTCTAGGTGGGCTTCCTTTTTCAGTAGCCGGATTATCAGAAAATTCAGAACGGTTTGCTGGGTTGGCTGCTTTAACTGCATGGTCTTCAGGAAGTGGTTCTGGATATTTATTGGTTGATTCAGGAACAAGCGGGTCTTTGCAATCTTCAGTTAATGGAACTCCTGTTTGTCAGGCAGGTGCAGAAGTATATTTTGGATTTTCTTACTTTGCGGCTTAACTTATCTACGCCAGACTAGCGTAGACGGATTTTTATAAAGGAGCATTAAAATGGCAATCACTAAAGAAACAGTAGTAGATCAAGTTACAGTCACAGAGAACGGCATCGTTCTGTATCGTGAGGCAACAAGGATTATTGAGGATGGCAAGGAACTGACCAAGACCTACCACCGTACTTCTCTGACACCGGGACAAGACCTTGCGGGTCAGCCTGCCAATGTAGTGTCTATCTGTAACCTTACTTGGACACCAGAAGTCATTAGTGCTTATCAGGCTCAATTGGCGGCTAATCGCATATGACTTTCGTCTGGAAAATTCTTGAGGTGTTGGCCAAAGATAATCGGGTCACAGGTGTCCGCTATCAATGTGACTGCCAAAATGTGCGGACTGAGGGCTATTACACGTTCAAGAAAGACCAGCAGGGTTGCGAATACAAAGACATCAACGAGACCCTGTTAGTCCATTGGCTGCACCTCGACATGGGTGACCAAAAGGCACTAATTGAGGCAAACTTAGAGCGCCAGCTAAACCCAGAAAACCCAACAAAACCGCCTTGGCACGTTGAAACCTTTAAGGTGACCTTATGACCCAGCCGATTGACATCATTAGCCGCGCCATGAAGGACATCGGAGCCTTGGCGGCGGGTGAGACCCCAGCGCCTGCGGAAGCTCAAGACGCATTCGATATGCTCAATGACATGATCGACCAATGGTCTAACGAGCAAATGATGGTCTACTACAAGACCGAGATTATCTTTACCCTGACCGCAGGCCAGACCCAATACACCATCGGCCCCGGGGGTCAGGTGGACTCAAGTTTTACAGGTTCTATTTCGGGAACGACCCTGACGGTCACCAATATCCTCTCAGGCGGTATAGCTCTAGGGATGACGCTCTCAGGTTCTGGGATCACCTCGGGAACCAAGATTACGGGGTTTGGAACGGGAGCTGGCGGGAACGTGAACTACGCTGGGACGTATACCGTAAATACTTCACAGTCTGCGGCCAGCACCACAATTACTGCGTACTACGAGCGCCCGCTAGGTGTTAATTCAGCGTTTGTAAGGGTAAACACTAACGCTAATGGCCAGCCGATTATCAACGGCGGTCTGGACTACCCGGTTGCGATCCTAAACCTTGAGAACTACGAGCTGATTGGATTAAAGACTCAGAACGGCCCGTGGCCCAAGGCGATGTATTACCAGCCCTCCGAAGTTATGGGGACGTTTTACTTTTGGCCAAACCCATCTCAGGGCGAGATGCACATCTTCTGCGACACAATTTTCCAGAGATTCAACTCAATTAACGACAACATCGTGATCCCGCAGGGCTACATTATGTGCTTGCGGTGGTGTCTGGCTGAGAGGCTTATGCCCATGTATGGAAAGTCTAACCCCCAGCAGATTGCGATGATCAACGCCTATGCCTCGCAGGCTAAAGCTACGATTAAGCGAACCAACATGAGGCCCATGCAGTCTGCGCGGTATGACGATGTGCTGGTCGTTGGTAAACGAGCTGATGCCGGTTGGATATTGACCGGAGGCTTCCAGTAATGCCTGACTTTGGGTTCGTAGGAGCTGCTTACGAGGCTCCATCCATTACTCAGGATGCCCAAGAGTGCATCAACTTCTTCCCCGAAATCGACCCTACCAAGGCGCAGGGCGAGCGGGGAATAGTCGCTTTATATCCCACCCCCGGATTAGAGACCGTAGCCATCTTTCCTAATCAGGAAGAGGTCAGGGGGCTCAGAACCCTCTCTGGCGGTCAACAGGTGGTCGCGGTATGCGGAGACTTTGTCTACGTCTTGGAGGACGATTTAACCCCTAAGATGGTCGGTCAGTTAAATACCGCTACCGGGGTTGTTGGGATAGTCGATAACGGGGTCAACGTCTACATTGTGGACGGAACCTATCGCTATGCGTGGTTCATTAGTAGCCCGTCTGCGGCCAGCTTTACCGGGTCTATATCAGGCACGACCCTAACCGTTTCTACGATGTTAAGCGGCACGATTGCGGTCGGTCAGGCCATCTTTGGTTCTGGGGTTCAGCAAAATACCGTCATTACAGCCCTTGGAACAGGATCTGGAGGCACGGGGACTTACACGGTTAGCGACTCACAGACGGTAGCTAGTACGTCAATTAACTCAACCGCAGCACCCGCTATCGTGACCGGATCTATTTCCGGCACGACTTTGACCGTTAGCGCGGTGACCAGCGGTTCCCTAAAGATTGGCCAGACCATCGAGGGAACCGGAATTACCGATGGGACGATTATTGTCGAGCAGCTCACCGGAACGGCTGGAAGCATCGGAACCTACACGGTAAGCGCCTCCCAGACGGTCTCTAGCACGACCATCTATGCGATCAACTGGACGGTCTTACCGGCCAATGACGGGCCTTTTGAGGGTGGGGTGACGGTAGATATTTCGGACAACTACTTTGTCTACAATAAGCCCGACAGCCAACAATGGGCCGCAAGCGACCTCTTATCACCGATTACTGACCCCCTGTCTTTTGCCTCAAAGGATGGCTCACCAGATGATCTAGTGGCCATTATTGTTGATAGGCGCGAGGTCTATCTCTTGGGTGAGATGTCATCTGAAGCGTGGCTAGACGTAGGCTCGGTTCCGTTTCCGTTTTCAAGAATTCAGGGCTCCAGCACCCAACAGGGGATTGCGGCAAAGTTTTCCTGCGCCCGGATGGGTAACTCATTTGCCTATGTTTCCAAGAACAACCGGGGCGAGGCCACCATCGTCCGCATGAACGGCTACTTCCCCGAGAGAATCTCGACCCATGCGGTAGAAAACACCCTAGTCGGTCAGAATGTCTCAAACGCGGTCGCGTGGACTTACCAGCTAAATGGCCATGAGACCTATGTCGTGAGCTTTCCTGACATTGGAGAAAACGGCTTGACTTGGGCCTACGACAACACCACAGGGCTCTGGCATAAGTGGCTCTATACCAACGACCAAGGAAACTATGAAAGGCATAGGGGGAACTGTTGCTGTTTCTTTAATCAACAGGTCTTAGTCGGAGACTATGAAAACGGCAAACTCTATAAATTAGACCTATCGCAATACACCGATGACGGTCAATTGGTGCGGCGCGTCAGACGTTGCCCCCACATTACAACCGACCTCCAGAGGCAGTATTTTGCGGAGCTTCAGATCCAGTTCCAGCCCGGGGTGGGTCTATCGACAGGTCAGGGCGAGAACCCCCAAGCGATGCTTAGATTTTCAAGTGACGGTGGGTTTACTTGGTCTAACGAGAACTGGGTCTCTATTGGGGTGCAAGGTAACTACTACGCCCGGGCCATATGGCGGCGGCTAGGCTGGGCGCGGGATCGGATCTTTGAGGTCGTGATTACCGACCCAATCAAGGCGGTTATTGTCTCTGCGAACCTAAAAGCAGAGGCCGGGGATAACTGATGGCTCAACTACCCCAGAATCAGGTAATACCTACAAGCCCTTTAGCGAATGAAACCGGACGCCCGACCCCGGCATGGCAACTCTTTTTTCTAAACCTTTTGAACTTTACAAGCAGCTCTACGGCGACCGCTGGGTCTGCGACCCTGCCTGCGAACCCCCGGGGGTTTATCAATATCACCGTGAACGGGGAAGTTAAAAAGGTTCCCTACTACGATGTCTGAGCTTATAGAACAGTTCGTTCCCTCGCGGGAGATGATTGACCGGCTCCAAGGCGAGATGGTCAAGATGCCGCAGGCAGAGTTAAAGACAGAACATTATTTTTCTGGCGGGATGTATTGCAGAAAACTGTTTCGACCAGCAGGCACGTTAATTGTTGGCAAGGTTCACAAACAGGATCATTTCTTTATGTGCGCCACCGGGGAAATTATTTCATGGTCGGAAAAGGGTATGGTTACCCTGCGTCCGGGCGATATAATCGAATCCAAAGCGGGAACCAAGCGGGTGACGCTGGCGGTGACTGACTCCATCGGGGTTACGTTCCACCGAACTGACAAGACCGATTTGGATGAAATTGAGGCAGAGCTGATCGAGCCCGATGAGACTGCCTTGTTTGATTCACAAAACAGGCTTAAAGTTTTAGCAAACAGTTTGGACGGAGAAAAATTATGACTTGGGTAGTGGCAGCAGTAGCTGGCAGTAGTCTGGTATCAGGCTACATGGGAGCCAAAGCGGCTAAAGACGCTGCTCGGATACAAGCTGAAGGAGCTGATCGTGCCGCAGCGCAACAACGTGAAATGTTTGACATTTCTCGGGCTGATTTAGCGCCGTATCGACAGCAAGGATACAGGGCCCTATCCGACATCCAAAGGATGATGCCCTACTTTACCTCTCGCGTTGGTCAGCCAATGGCAAGGCAAACTCCGATCAGTCAACCACCGCAAACTGGTGGAGGATTCTCACCGCCGATGTTAGGCAATCAGCCGGTAGATATTTCAAAGTTAGGAACTCCGTTACCCGGGGGCGCTTTACAGCCCATAGCTGGAAGCATCGTTACCGATCCCCAGACAGGCAGACAGTTTACAGTCGGTGAGCCGATGGATATGTCGTTGGATACGACACAGGCTTACGAAAGGGCATTAGGCGCACAGGCCATGCCAACCATGCCGCAAGATATGGGCGGCGTACCGATGGAAGGTGCAACGCTTTTATCTGAGTATCTTGATCCATCGATGGCGTTCCGCATGAAGTACGGAACACAAGCAACAGAGCGATTAGCAAACGTAGGTGGTGGAGCATTATCTGGAAATACCATGCGAGCCCTGCAAGAATTTGGACAGGGTTTGGCGTCCACCGAATACGGAAATGCGTTTGCTCGGGCTCAAGGCGAGCGCCAAAACATTTACAACACCCTTGCAAATATAGCTGGTATGGGACAAGGAGCGGTAAATACTGGTGTCCAAGCACAACAGGCGTTAGGGCAAAATCTTGCTGGTTTGACTACCGGGGCTGCGGCAGCTCAAGCGGCTGGTCAGGTGGGCGCTGCTAATGCTTACAGTCAAGCCTTACAAGGCCCTATGAACTACTTGCAGCTTTCTGCTTTGATGGGAAGAAATCCTTTTGGCCCCGTAACACCGGCGGCTGGCTTAGGTGGTGGCGCTCCAACAAGTGCTGGCGTACCGTACACATCTAATTTGGCATGAAAGTAAATCATGGCAAACAACATAAAACCTGAAATTTCGCTGGGCGTAAAAGGCCCGCAAGCTATGACTCTCGGGGACTTAGTGGGAACTGCCACTAAGGCGATGGAGTTTCAGCGCCTGTCAGAGCTTTATCCCGAGTTAATTAAAAAGACTCAGACCGAAGTAGCTGCCGGAGAGCTTGGTCTTGCTGAAAAACGTCTAGTCGGAATTACGTCAGGAATGACCGCGCTAATTAACAATCCGTTGGTTGTGCAGGCAGAAGAAAACCCCGGGTCAGTAGATTCACAAAAACTGCTAAGTTTTGTTACTCAGAATGGTATGAACCAAGCTAAAGCTCTAGGTATACCGGATGACAAAGCAAAGGTATTGTTGGCCCCATACATAGAACTTGCTACTAGAAATCCCGGTGCGTTGCGTCAGTACGCAAAAGAACGATTGATTGCTGGTTTAGATACATCAGCCCGCGTAAACGTATTGGGTGGCCCAGAAGCTATCGGTGCGCTCAAGGTATTGCCTACTGTCCCGGCGGGGCCTCGCGGTGTAACTGGTACAGATATGACCGCACCAATCAATCGTCCTGCCGCACCTCCTGCCGCACCTCCCGCCGCTAGCCCAGCCGTACCGCCGGTAGCTCCACCAGTAGCCGCGCCAGCCGCACCGCCAGCAGCAGGCCCAGCCGCACCTCCTGCTGTTTCGGGTCGGACATCAGACCCCGGGTTTGCGTTGCAATATCCAGCCCCGATTCCGGGTGTGCCGCAGGCTGGTGGCCCAAGTATGCAAGCAGACCTATCTGCCGGTCAGCTCTATCGTACAAATTTGGCCAAAGGTCAGTCTGCTGTTCCGCTTGCAAGACGCAATGTAGAAGCGGTTATGGAAGGCGTAAGGGAGCTTGAAAAAGACCGCCGGTTTACAACCGCTGCGCCTGCGGAAGCTGAACGAAAAATTCGTGAATTTTTTGGTGATGAGCGGTTCAAACAGCTTAGTAAAGATATTGCTAACGTGGAAATTGCGGTCATTGGCGCATCAGGACAAAGTCTATCAACCGATGCAGGCAAGTCCTTAGTAGCTAAAGCTAACGGCGATGAGACCTACCCGCCATCAGTTTTGATTTCCGTGGCTCGGCGTCTTGTTGGCGATTTGACCCGCTTAGATATGGAATCGCAAGCAGTCCAAAAGTTTGCCCAGCAATACGGTGATGCTAACTTATCAGCGTTTAGACAAGCATGGGCGGCTAACTCTGATCAGCGGATATTTGAGGCGCTTGCAATCAATAAAAATGAGCGAGACCCACGCCGCCGCCAAGAGGCGTTAGACAAATTATTGCCCAAGAGCAGAGAAGAGCTGAATGAGTTTTTAACTAAATACGAAAACATCCAGCGCCTAACCCAGACCGGACGGCTCAAATGAAAGACGTATATCGACTGGAAAACATGACTTCCGAGCAGCTGCAGGGCGCTCGGCAGCAGATGATTGATCTTGGAATCAATGAAAACCAAGTCGATAGGATATTGATGAATGAGGGCGCGGCTGATGCATTTAATAAGCGCCCCATAGAAATCCGTCAGCAGTTTTTTGAAAAAGTTGGAGCGATGGATCTTGGAGATATCATCCGCAGACGGATTGAGACCGCTCCAGAGGAAAAGCCTGCGGACTTAGGCGCGACCATCCGTGAGCGGATTGCGGCTATTGGCCAGCAAGAAAAGACTGCGGCCCAGCGCGAGCAACAGGTACTAGCCGCCGCTGTCCCAAAAGTAAGCCCTCAAGGTCAGGTCATGGAGACAGCATCAGCACCACCGCCGCGCCGAGCAAGATCCTTTACCGAGTTCTTAAAAGGTGCTGTTACTGGCGACCCAGAAGTCCTCAAAGCTTTGCGGCCTGATATTGTGCCTGCCGCTGAAGCCGTAGCTGCGCTAGGTTCTCAAGCGGTTGTAGCCCCCGTGGCGGCGACAGAACAGCTTTTGCGTGGCGGGGTGAAACCCGGAGCGCCTGACTACTTTGGTAAACGCATGGAAGCCGCGACCTATCAGCCCAAGACAGAGGCTGCTAAATCAGCCTTGCAAGAGCTGGGTCAGGCTTTTGAGGCTAGTAAGTTACCCCCGGTCATTACTGGTGCGCCACCAACTAGATTGCCCGCAGCTACTGCACCGGCTCAAAAGCCCAAGATCAGCTACCAAGAGTTCCAAGCGCAACGTGGAATTATTAGTCCTGATCCCGTTGGGTTGCCGGGCATGGCAAGCGTTGGAGCTGCTGGCCGTAAAGATCCCGTAGCTGTTAGGGCTGCGATTGATCAGCTCCCGGTCGAACTACGGGCCGAGGCATCTAACGTACCAACGCAAAACGTCAATCTACCGGCCTTAGAGACCCACGTTAAAGCCTTAAACCTACCCGAGCCGATCCAACTCACTCGCGGTCAGGCCACGGGTGATTTAGTAGCTTTGAGTAGAGAACTGAACCGCAGGGGTGAGCTACCAAACATAGCTCAACGTCTTGGCGACCAGAATCAAGCTCTGATTAAAAACCTGACTTTGATCCGCGACCGAGCCGCTCCCGATGCTTTTGGCGGTATGTCAGACTTGGGCAGACAAGTTATGGACGGTTATTTGGCTATCGATCGGGTTCGCAACGATAACATCAGTAAGCTGTATAGCGAATTACGCGATGCGGCTGGCGGTCAGTTTCCGATTGACGCCCAAAAGTTTGTTAATAACGCGGATCAGACGCTCCGCAAACAACTTAAAAGCGAATTTTTGCCGCCAGAAATTGAACGTCAGATGCAACGGTATCGTGACGGTTCAGGCATGACGTTTGAAGAATTTGAGGCACTAAGAACTAACTTAGCCTCTGAGATCCGTAAAGCTGACCGAGCCGGGGACGGAAACCGTAAAGCTGCGCTCAGTTTTGTCCGTGATTCTTTAGAAACTTTGCCTCTGACCGGAGAGGCCGCAAAACTCAAGCCTTTGGCTGACGCTGCTCGTAAAGCCGCTAAGGAACGGTTTGACGCTCTCAAAAAAGACCCCGCCTATAACGCTGCGGTCAATGAAAAAGTAGCGCCGGACAACTTTATTGAGACCTTTGTCTTATCTAAGGGAAAGGGAACCGAGGCCAACGTGCGCGAAATGATGTCAGCTTTGGGTAAGGGAACCCCGGAACAGCAGGCGGTAGCGGCTGGGCTGATGGAGATTATTTCTCGCAAGTCTATTGATGGCCAAGGCAACTTCTCTCAAGCTGCGTATAACAAAATCCTGAGAGACCTTGAGCCTAAGTTATCGGAAGTGTTTGATGCTGACTCGGCTAGGAATCTTAGAAATTTGGGCGAGATTTCCCGTAAAGTCATGGCTCAGCCCCGAGGCGGGTTTGCCAATAACAGCAACACCTTAGTGGCTAGTCTCGGCGAGAAAGCTGGTAAAGCTCTTGAAATAGGTTTGAATATCTCAACAGCCAATTTAGTACCACTAGGGACGATGGCTAAACAGGCAAGAGAAAGAAAAGCCGCACAAAAATTTGAACGTGAAAGTTTAGAACCGTTAGCTGGTGTCAAACAACCGCGCACCATAGCGGACATTTTTAGAGGGAACCAATAATGGCAGTCAATCTTGCGCCAATAGGCAACGGTTTTCAGTTCTTTACCAATAACGGTGCGCCGTTGAACGCGGGTCAGATTTACACCTATCAAGCCGGGTCGAGCACCCCGCTTGCAACCTATACTGATAGCTCGGGTCTAGTAGCTAATACCAATCCGATCATCTTGGGTACGGACGGACGGCCTGCCAATCAAATCTGGCTGACCGATGGGTTCTTCTATAAGTTTATTCTCAAAGATTCAGATGACGTAACAATCCAGACCTACGACAACCTGTATGGAATTATCGGTACTGCTCCTACCCCGCCGACACCCCTGCCGAGCGGTGCAATTATTTTATGGTCGGGTTCTATCGGATCGATTCCTGCTGGCTACTATCTGTGTAACGGCTCTAACGGGACACCTGATCTTAGGAACAGGTTTATTGTAGGTGCGGGTTCTACTTATGCGGTGGACGCTACCGGCGGCTCTACTGACTCAATTGTTGTGTCGCATACGCATACTTTTAGTGGAACCACAGCAAATAACGGAACTCACAATCATTACGTTTTTGAGGGCGCTGGGTATGCATATAGTTATGCTGATCCAAACGTACCTAATCAGTCGATAAGCAACGGTCTAAATGATGGTGGCGCATCGTCATATTTAATGAGCGGGCCAAACACAACAACTAGCCAGCCTAAAGCAAATATGGGTTTATCAAGTAATGCCGGTGATCACAACCACACTTATAGCGGTACGACAGCATCGTCTGGATCATCAGGAACCAACGCTAACCTACCCCCGTATTACGCGCTGTGCTACATAATGAAAGCGTAATATGGATTGGCAAACTGTTATCAATATCGGCCTTGGCGCGATACTGACGGGCCTTGGCTGGTTCGCCCGCGAGCTGTGGGACGCTATAAAGGAATTGCGTAGGGACATCCGCAGTATTGAAAAAGCGTTGCCCGAGGATTATGCTCGCCGGGACGAATTTAGAGACGCCATCAAGGAAGTGCGAACAGAAATGAATGGTCGTTTTGACAAACTGGAGAGCCTAATAAGTTTACTGTACGACAGACTAAACGATAAGGCAGACAAATGAATCATGGCAGAACTAGACCCAGCAACAACGGCGAGGGCCGCATTAGGGGGGATTAAGGAAGCAATTAAGGTAGGTCGTGAAATTAAGGACACGGCCAAGGAAGTCAACGCATTTTTAGATGAAGAGGCTAAGGCTCGCGTAAGCTGGCGCAGAAAACAACAAGAAGTCCAGAGGCGCGGGGACATGATGTATATCGATGCCATACACGAATATAGAATCCTGTATGACATCAAACGAGCTAAAGATGAAGCTTTAAAACAAATAGAAAAAGAATTCGGTAAGAAAGCAGTTGGTGAGGTGCAGAGCCTAGAAGATAGGCTACGGCGGGAACGCAGGGAGCTTCAAAAGGAATATGACTCAGACCGCAAACAGACTAGAAACGAATGGCTGGTCATTGGGTTATTGGGTCTATTGATCTACGGAATCCTTAAATTTACAAAGGTGTGGTGATGAACAGAATGACGCCTGAAGAGATCGAAGTACGGGTCTGGGGCTTTATTGTCATCTGCATCATGGTGATGCTGACAGCGATTACGCTGGGCATATTGTGGGCGGTGACCTTTGAAGAACAGTCGATGGAGCTAGCGCCAATTGATTCTATTTTCTTGGAAATTCTTAAAGCTGTTGCGTATATGTCTATCGGTACTCTCGGCGGTATTGCGGGTCGTAAGGTTACGAAAGCGGTTGCTGAAGAGATAGCCGAGAAAGATAAGGGAGAGTCGTGATGCTACCTATTGGAATGCTTTTAGAGGTCGGGGGCAAGATCCTCGACAAAGTAATCCCTGATCCTGAAGCTAAATCTAAAGCTCAGGCTGCGCTTATGGAAATGCAACAAAAGGGTGAGCTTGCCCAGCTTCAGGCTGATATGAACGAGCAAGACAACCTGACTAAGCGCATGGAAGCGGATATGAAGTCGGACTCTTGGCTATCCAAGAACATCCGGCCCATGACCTTAATTTTTATTCTGACGGTCTACACCACCTTTGCGGCGCTCTCAGCTCTGGATATTGAAGTCAACAACAACTACGTTGAGCTGCTTGGCCAATGGGGTATGTTGATCATGTCGTTTTACTTTGGCGGCAGAACCCTAGAAAAGATCATCGATATGAAGGGTAAAAATGCAACTAAGTCCTAATTTCACCCTTGAAGAACTGACCCGCTCGGATGCCGCCTCGCGTAACGGCTGGGACAACACCCCGAATGAGGCTGAGATTGAGAACTTAAAGCGTCTTGCGGAGCTACTTCAGGTCGTCAAGACTGCCTTGGGTGGCAAGCCGGTGATGATCAACTCTGGGTTTCGGTCTAAGCAAGTGAACGACTCGGTGGGGTCTAAGGACAGCTCCCAGCACCGGATCGGGTGCGCGGCCGACATCCGAGTCCCGGGTATGACCCCCCGACAGGTCGTAGAGGCGTGTATTGCGGCCTCTGTGCCGTTTGATCAGATTATCCTAGAGTTTGATAGCTGGACGCACATCAGCGTCCCTAACACCCCAGAATTAGCCCCCCGAGGGTCAAAGCTGATCATTGACCGACAGGGAACCCGAACTTTCGCGTAGTCTCCCCGCCTACTCCGGCGGCTTGAACACCCCCCGGCCTGAGAACCGGGGGTCTTTTTTTAATAAAGCGGGGCGCAAGTGACATCGATGACAACGTCCCTACTAACCCCTCCGACAATCCGTCTGCCGTAGATCACGATGGCCCTAGTCTTAGCTGCCTGACAGTCTTGGATGGCGCTGGCGGTCTCCAAACGACTTAGGGCTACAACCTCCTTGTCTACAATTAAAGACTGCGCAGGCGGGTTATAGGTCGTGGGTATCGTTGTGGCGCACCCCGTTAAAAGTGCGGCGCTTAGTACGAGTAGTCTCATTTTTTTTCTCCGATTTAATTTGATACAGACAAGTTACTGCAATTAAAACAATTATGGCCAAGAGGAACGCCCAGACGTCACCGGCGGCTAGGTGGGGGACGTATTTCATAGGACTTCTTTCACCGTGATGGTCACCGCGATGGGGGTGGCTTTCTGACGCCAGTATTGGCTCGCCATGACCCATTCGGTAGCTTCCCTGCGGGTTCTAAAGACGTAAGTTTTAAACGGGTGTCGGGGGTCATCGTGGGTCTGCACGAATCGCCCATATTTGTCCCGTAGCGCCCAAGCTCTAGTCTTTGACATTTTTGCCAATCGCCGTCAGGGCGCGAGCTAAGTGCCAGCGCATATCTAAGATGATGTTTGTAATCCGATCCTTATCTGCGTCCATCATGGATCGGGTCTCCCGCTTTAGATCCAGCATCAGGCTATCGATCTTAACGATGATGGTAGAAATATCGTCTTTTTCCATGCCATTTTCCTAAAAAGGTATGTCGCTGATTAAACCCGTGGAATCGTAGTTTTCTACTGCCTCTGTCTTGGTCTTGGGTTCTCCGGCAAACTCCAGCTCATTAAGACGGGCTCTTAGAGACATACCCTCGGTTCCGTCCTTGCGTTTATATTCCTCGATATGAGGTTCTCCAAGGGTCACAAAGAGCTGCTGGCCCTTGATCAGGTGCTGACTTAACTTCTCTACCCGATCCCCCCACATCGTTGCGGAGACCCATTGTGTCGGTCTCTTACCGTCCTGACCTTTCTTTCCGTAAGAGAAGGCTAGGGATAGATCCATGACGGGTTTGTTGTCCGGGGTGTATCGGACTACTGGGTCGTTACCCAGACGAGCTAAACCTACTAATAACATCGTTACTCTCCTTTATCGAAATAGACTGCTTTGGTGTTGTAAAAATCAAAGAGCTGGTCGCATTCCTTTAAGAATGTTTCCGCAGCGGTCTCAATAGCTTTGATTTCTTCTGGCGTGGGTTTGAACTTTCGAATGAATAGGCGCTTGTCCTCGCTCATCCTCGGATCGAAAGACACAAACCATACGTCCCTGCCGGTGCAAGCTGCCTGCAAAATCATCTGCGGTTTGTAGTCATCAGGAACGACCTGACCCGATATGTATTCCATATGTGTCCGAGTCTTTGGGCATTTGATTTCGATCAGGCATCCGTCAGACGTAAACCCGTCCGGTGAACAGCCTAGAAAACCGATGGTTGGGTGATCAATAAAGCCTACGTCCTCGACCTTGATGTTACACATAGCCTCAAAAGCCTCTTTTGCAAAAACCTCTTGCTCGGTTCCCCATGCCATGTCTGAGGTGACGTACTTATCAGCAAAGGTATTGGTGATCCGCTCGGCCACAATTTCATAGCGCAGATTTTTGCGCTCGGTTGATTCTTTACCAGACTTTAAGAAGTTCATGGCCGCGCTCATACGCGAGCCGGTGAGCTTACCGAGTCTGTCGTTCCACCAGTTACCGTCCTGCTGAAAAGGATTGGGTTCACGCATTTTGAGTCTCCTTTAGTTTTTTGCCATATGCCGCTACTTCTTCGCGCACCATTTCGCGCTCATCATCTTTTAATGCGCCCCAAAAGATAGCTAGCATCTGCGGGGTTGACGCATCGTTCATAGCTTTGAGCAGCTCGTCTTTTGACCGGCTTTTTCTTTCCTCGACTTTAGCCTTGGGTTTGGCCTGCTGATGAATTGCATTTTGAACTTCGTTGGCAGACGCAAACTCAGTACCGCCCCAGCCTGCCGCAGCTAACGCACGACCGATAGCAGAGGTCTCAGCGTTCTCTAGGGCAGAAGTGGAGTTAATTTGGCCGTTGGCGCGGAACTCTTCGGCGTGGCCGGTAGAGATACATTTGCCATCTTCTTTATAGATTCGGGCCTGCATAATTACCACTACGTCATCGGCCTTGATGATTTCTGTGGACAGCTCCCATTCGGGGTGAGCCTCGCGGAACTTCTGAACCCGCAGGGCTACGGTCTGATACTCCTTACCACGGATATTTACGACACCTGTATTTGACATGACTATTCTCCAGTTAGAAAGACACAAACAACACAACGAGATACAACATTACAAGCGTAGCAGTAAAGACTGCGTATTCTAGGTACTCGATAAATTTATTTTTATCCATGTTTGGGCTCCCGCAGTAAGACATAACGTGCGTAGCGGACACCGTCTTTACCCTCGATCATGTGAGTGCTGATCAGCCAGCCGCGACCCTTGAGCTTAAAGATAACGTCAGCAAGTCGAGTAGCGCGATACTTAGTAATTGCCTCCCAGCTAGTGATGTGTTTGTGTTTGCTTAAATGCGTAGCCACATTAGCAATCTTGGTCATTTCTATTCTCCTTATCGTGAATGATCGAACAAATCTTTAGCAATCTGACGAGCTGCTTCTTTTGTCAGCGTGATGCCAGCTTTGACGTTATCGGTGTTAACGTGCATCCACACAAAGTCGTCATCAGAGTGAATGTGGGTCTCAAACCGAGAGTCGACAAACGGGCCGGTAAACTTGCGAACCTTAGATTCTGTTTCTTCTTGCTGTTCAAGCTGTTGCTGGTGGTGTAGTGCTTGGCTCATTTGATTTCCCCGCAGTTAATATGGTCAGCTAAGAATTTCTCGATGTCGCGAAACGTAGATACCCACGCCCGCAGGCCGCAGACGCATTTGTAGCTGGGTATGTTGTTCTCAATGATTTTCACCACATGATTGATCGGTTGATCGTGGTGCTGTGAGTAGACTGTCATTTATTCTCTCCGAGTAAGGGGCCGAGGCCCCGGTTGTTAGATTATTGCTTTGCCTGTTAAAACGTCAACAACTTCGTCATTCCCAAACTCAGATTTAATTTCTGCAAGCTCTTCTTTTGAGTAACCGTTTTTCTCACGAAAAGAAATGTAACGTGCGATTGCTAGAGCATCTTCAACTGCTTTTTGTTGAACCGATGCTTGAACTTGTTGTTGGGTGATTACACCGTCAGCTAACAGACCAGCTAACGTATCAGCAAACGGAATGTTGTTGTTAGAAATCCAACGAACTACGTTGCCGTCTAGTTTGATGTTGTTTGCGTCTTTGTTCATTTATTCTCTCCGGTTAAGCGGTCACATGACCGTGATATGAATAGTAAACTGTTTATAGGCCATGTCAACAGGTTTTTGAGCTTTTTTACAAAAATAGGGTAATCCCCTACAAAATGTAGGGTAGTTGGCAAGAACAGGTTATTGCCCTATAATCGGGGTGTCAGCAGGGTGGCACCTGTTGGAATCAAAGGGACGAGGCAATACCAGCGCAAGCCCGCATAAGTCTAGGGCGTGTGTAGCGTTAAAACCGATGAGTCGGCTTACTGGTATTGCCCCCTCATTGGTTTCAATGTCTGCTCATGCCAAGAGCCACGCTCTAGTCTTATGCGGGTTTTTTCTTGGTCGCTGGCTGCGCGAAACGCCAGCTAAGTAAAAGGCGTGGATGGGATAGAGGCCGGGGGATAAGTAGCCCCGGAGCCGGGGTCGACACCCGCTATATCCGTCTAGTAGTGGGCATGGCTACCTAGAGTACCGTTGTTACGGGATACATCTCCATGTAAGTCTGGCAAAAACCTGTTTTTGCTAGTTGGTCGGTCTATGGTTTTAAGGACAAAGAACAGCTTGCAAACAGTTTGCAGTTCGGATAATGTAATTCCATGCAAAACGAAATCGACCAGCTCAAGAAGGTCGTCCCGTGGGCCAAAAAGGTCTGGGCGCAAAGCCTCGGGATAGTGCTTTCCCTCTTAATCGGGTTCGGTCTAGGGGTCTTACATACCGAGGGCCAAATCATCGATGACTGCCGGTACTCCAGCGTCTTTAGGATCGGATTACAGGCCTATAACTGCCAGAGGCGTAATTGACCAAAGGTGACCTACACGACCTAGCCGCTGGGGTGGGAATGATCCGCACCGAGAGCGACCTGATTAGACCCCTGTGGACGGCCTCGGACAGCCAATTGACCCGGATGCTTGAGATAGTGATTAGGGACGTTAAGCAGAGCGCCTCGGAGGTCATGGTGGATGCGATTAAGAAGGCTGTTGCGTATGAGAGGGCTGAGTGCGCCAAAATCGCCGGGTATTCAAGCTCTGAGGCCGCTAAGGCTATACGGGAGCGCGATGAGTAGCGTAGCGGTGGTGACCTCAACAATCGGTAGAAAGACCTTAAAAGACTGTATCGAGAGCGTTAGAGCTCAGACCCGCAAGGCTACGCACTACGTCTTTATCCACGGAAAAAGTTTTATTAACGCCAAAAATGAGGTCATCGAGATAGCTACCGATCTCGAGCCAGATGTGGTTTTTGTGCAGCTACCCTTTAATAACGGGGGTAACGGGTTTGGGATGGCTCCCGTCTATGCGGCGGCTCCGTACATAGTGAGCGAGGAAGTCATCTGCTATCTGGATGATGACAACCTTTATGACCCGCAACACATAGAAAAGAACGTAGGTTTTTTAGAGGAAGAGGGGCTAGATTGGTGTTATTCCCTACGCAGGATC